CTTAGTAGCTTCTGGAACTGTTGGCAACGAAGCGGGCACTGCTCCTCACCCGTTGACGCAGAAAGATCAGAGCACACTAGATAGTCTTGCCAACTTCGATCCGGACCTAAGTGGTTCTGTGGTGGTCGTTCTTGAGGTTACGGGTGGAGCGGCTCTTTCGCAGCTTAACACGGAGGACCTTATAGCCCTTCAGATTGCGCCGTCTCAGGGACGTCTAGTCCGTCGTGTAACGAAGCTTTCGTCTGGGTCTGTAGGAAACTATGCTCCAGCGAACGCAGCCTGGAAGACAACTATTGTTGTTGAGACCACCGGAACCATGACGCTCTTCAGTCAGCTTGATGGCGGCGGTACTAGCCCTATTGGTTCGGGAGGACTTATGTCTGTCACGGCTTCTACGGGCGATGCAGCCAGTTTCCCAATTAACGATAGTTTCGCTGGGACAGCCGCTGCTGGCGGTCTCGCCCTCGGCGCTGTTGTAGGTACCGATACGTGGGGACTAGAGAATAACGTTGGTATCCCTGAGATCGACATCAAGGTCGATTCGGTAAGCGTCACGGCGATGACCAAGAAGCTCAAGGCCAAGTGGACCCCAGAGCTAGGTCAAGACCTCAATGCTTATCACAATCTTGATGCAGAGGTGGAACTTACTTCGGTACTCTCCGAGCACATTGCTCTAGAGATCGATCGTGAGATTCTTGAGGACCTCGTAAAGGGCGGAACTGCTGGTACACTCTACTGGTCACGTCGTCCTGGTAAGTTTGTGAATCGTGAGGATGGCACCCCAATCGGTGCTGGGCTCTCAAACGAGAGTCTTCTCGGCGCAGACTTCACGGGTACTGTATCTGAGTGGTACGAGACACTCATTGAAACTATCAATGACGTCTCCGCTAGAATCCACAGAAAGACTCTCCGTGGTGGCGCTAACTTCGTGGTGGTATCACCTGAAGTTGCCAACCTCATGGAGTTTACTTCTGGATTCCGCGCTTCTGTTACTCATGACGAGGACAGAGGAACCGCAGGTGCAGTAAAGGTAGGTAGCCTTAGCAAGAAGTTCGATGTCTATGTCGATCCTTACTTCCCACGTAATGTGGTTCTAGTAGGTCGCAAGGGATCAAGCTTCCTTGAAAGTGGCTTCGTATATGCCCCGTATGTACCTCTACAGGTCACGCCGACCATCTTTGGTACGGAAGATTTCGTACCACGTAAGGGTGTTATGACCCGTTACGCGAAGAAGATGGTACGTCCTGATATGTACGGTCTTGTCATTGTAGAAGACCTACTCGGGTAATTTTAGAGCTACTATAGCTTAGAAAAAGGTCCTCACGAAAGTGGGGGCCTTTTTTGTTTCTAAGTCCGAAATGTGTTAATGCGGACTATTTACTCATAGCGTAGGAGATAACATGTATGGCGATGCCCACTCTATCACCAAATCAAAACCCAAGTCCTGTAGTTCTAACCTCAACAGGGAGTACTGCGGAATCTAGCAGTAACGAATATACAAACTCTGCCGCTAACTCTTCTAATTATCCTTTTGGGGTCTATCTTGCTGATCAATACGGCAATCTGAACCAGGACTTTATTTCAGGAGCCTCTGATCAAGTAGCATACACATATAAAAAATTAGGTGGTGATGTATTAGACATCGAGATAACAGTTGCAAACGTTTATACTGCCTATGAAGAAGCAGTTTTAGAATACTCATACATTGTTAACATTCATCAAGCAAAGAATGTTTTGGGTGATTTAATGGGCAACACTACCGGAAGTTTTGACCAAGATGGTGAGATGAAGGCAGGTGAGCTTTCTTCAAGTCTTGACGGAGCAAGAGCAGAGTTGAAAATGCCAAGGTTCACTTTTGAATATTCTAAAAGAGTTGCGGGCGGCATTTCGGAAGCGGTAGGAATTGGTGGCTCTTTACCGGAGTACTCCGCTTCTTTCGACATTACTACGGACGTACAGGACTACGATCTACAAACAATAATTCATTCCGCGTCAATAGACGGAGGTGTGGGAGGGTCACTCTTTACCGGGTCTGTTGGTAAAAATAGGGTAACAATTAAGAAAGTTTTTTATAAGACGCCACATGCAATGTGGAGATTCTATGGGTATTACGGCGGCTTAAACGCTGTAGGAAACATGTCAACATATGGTATGTATTCTGATGACTCTACCTTTGAGGTTATACCGGCTTGGCAGAATAAAGCCCAGGCAATGGCTTATGAAGACGCAATTTACACACGAAATTCACATTATTCTTATGAATTAAAGAATAATAAGTTAAGAATCTACCCGTCGCCGACTAGAATGTCGCCATCTAAGTTCTGGGTCAGGTTTACAGTAAAAACAGACGCCTGGGTGGAAGAGTCAGACAAAGAAGGCGGAGCAGATGGTGTTAATAACATGAACACACTGCCCTTCGCTAACATACCGTATGCTAGCATCAATAGTATCGGTAAACAGTGGATTAGAAGGTTCGCCTTATCTACGGCAAAAGAGATGTTGGCCCAAGTTAGAGGAAAATTTGGCAATACAATACCAATACCGGGTGATAACGTTAATCTCAATGCCACAGAACTTCTCTCACAGGCGAAAGACGAGCAGCAGGCTCTAAGAGAAGAGCTAAAGACAGTTCTTGACGAATTAACTTACGCAAAGCTCGCGGAAAAAGACGCAGCAATACAGGCGAATGTAAACAACACAATGAAGGTGGTGCCATCGGGCATATACACAGGGTAGGAGGGGTAGATGTCTAAATGGAAACAACCGGATAGCCCACCTCCCCCTCTGTTCGCTGGACAGAAGGAGAGAGACCTTGTAAAGCAGGTCAATGATGAACTTGTCGAGAGAGTAATAGGGCAGCAGATAGCTTATTATCCAATAAGCCTTGAAAGAACAGACTTTCATCCCATTTATGGGGAGGCGATAAAGAAATCTTTTCTGCCGCCTGTAAGAGTATATGCTCTGGTCGAGTACGGAGGGAGCCAGAGCAACGCAGATGTCTTTGGAGTTGACAAAACTGCTACTATTACTGTTAAATTCCACAAGAGAAGGCTCCTAGAAGACCAAGATTTATACGTAAGAGAAGGAGATTTTGTTTTATATGGAGAACAATACTACGAAATCACCATGATAACCTGGCAAAGACAGCTATTTGGACAAATTGACCATAGATTTGAAATTATTGCTAGCTGTACTAGAGCAAGAGAGGGCCTATTCAATGTCTGACGAGAAAAACGAACACAAACAAAAGATGGACTACGGCTTCTCGGGACTTGAGGACACTTCTAAGATCCAAGAAAAGATTTTAGAGCCTTCAACGCTAGAAACAATCGATGAGTCAATGTATGATTTTATCAATGAATTGGATATTTTTTCTACAACTAACGCTGGCTGGAAAAGAGTGCCCATTGTATGGACTTCTGCGGAAAGAGCGTTTCATATAAAAAACTCTCCAGAACTGCATGACCTTAATGGCAATATTATATTGCCGGTTATCTCTATAGTGCGAGGAAACATCACTAAAGATCCTGCAAACCGTGGTGGTATCTACGCGAACGCACTCCCTCAGAACGAAGAAGGCGGTACGATAACGATAGCTAGGAGAATAAAGCAGGATAAGACATCTAACTTTGCTAATGCTGATGCTAAGAGAACATACGGACAAAAAACATTTAAAACAAAGAATAGTAAAGTTGTATACGAAACAATTACGATGCCCCTTCCTGTCTATGTGGATGTAGAGTATACTATCTACGTCAGAACCGAATATCAACAGCAAATGAATGAAATAACCTCTCCATTCTTGAACGTAGGAAGAGGCTTGAATTATTTTAGTTTGGGCGCCAATGGTCATCGCTTTGAAGGATTTATGGACCCGACTCATAGTTTTGAGACCAACGCTATTGATGCAACAGATCAAGAAAAGACGTTTTTAACCACAATAAACGTCAGGGTGAGAGGTTATTTGGTCGGCAACGATAAGAATCAAGGGCCTCCTAAGCTTGTTAAAACACAAAATGCTGTGGAAGTTCGTCTGCCGAAAGAACATGTGATCTTGGGAGACATTCCTGAAACATCTGATAAAGCCTTTTACAGGGCACAGTCCCTGGAAACGAAATAGATTCTATTTTATTCTTTTCGCTGCTCAATTCACTATTTAATAGAGAATAACCATTTTTGTTTCATGGGAGAGCATTAACATGTCAGTTAAGAAGTTTAAATTTGTTTCACCTGGAGTTTTTATCAACGAGATTGATAACTCCCAAAGACCTAATGAGCCAACAGGCCGAGGCCCACTCCTCATCGGTAGAACCGAGAGAGGCCCAGCGATGGTGCCCCACCAAGTAAATTCTTTTGCAGAATTTGTTACCGTGTTCGGAAATCCAATTCCAGGGCAGACAAACACTGATGTCTGGAGAGACGGAAATTATTCGGCACCTACATATGCAGCATATGCGGCCCAAGCTTGGTTGACAAACAACTCCCCTGTTACGGTCGTTAGACTGTTAGGAGCAGAAAATACAAAGGGCACCGGCACAGGTGCCGCTCTAGCAGGCTGGGCAACTGATAATGAAATCAAAGCAGCGGGCGCATCGAACGTCATCGGCGGCGGCGGAGCGTATGGTATTTGGCTGATTGATAGCGGCTCGAATGCAAATGCTACGGCAAATTCATCGTCGCCTTTCGTTTTTGGTCCCGGTGTCACTGGAACCTTGGGGGCCATTATCTACACAAGAGATGGATGCCCACAGCTAAGCGGCTCGACTCCAGCGGTTAGTGGAGGTCTGGCTTTTCCAGATGTTACCGGGTCTTCTGTTTGGGTGAAATCCCTCGCGGATAAGACATTCCGCTTGATAATGATGGAAGGTGCCAGTGACGCGGCTGCTACCGCGTCTACGGATGTTGTATTTAATTTTGATAGAAACTCGAATAAGTACATCAGAAAAGTATTGAACACTAATCCTATTTTGACGAACACAGCCATTTCGTCAAAAACAGAGAATTATTGGGTAGGGGAGACCTTCGAGAGAGAGGTTTACACTAAATGTTCCGGCACTACTCAGTTTGCCGCTATTTTACCGATGGCGCAGAACGGAACTGCGGCCAACCAGTGGCAAGAGCACTACTATTCAATGAGAAGGTCTAAAACTGGCTGGTTTATTGGCCAGGATCTTCGAGCCACGGCGGGAAGCGCGGTTGAAGCTAACAATGTGTTGAGCCCTGTGTACAGCCCAGAGAATATGCAAAAACTATTCCGAATTCATTCTCTAGGATGGGGAGAGTGGAACCAAAATAATATAAAAATTTCTATTGAGGGAATCACAGCGCCAACCAACACCTCTAACCCTTATGGATTATTCTCGGTAAGAGTTAGAAAAATAGAAGATAACGACGGTGCCCTTAAGACTATAGAACTTTTCGACAACTGTTCTCTCAATCCTAACTCTGAAAACTACATCGGTAGAAAAATTGGTGATAAATACGTCGAATGGGACGAGGATACTAAAAGATATATAAACTATGGCAGTTACGACAACAACTCTAACTTTATTAGAGTTGAAATTAATACGGATGTAGACGATGCTATAACAGATCCATCTTACTTGCCTTACGGCGTGTATGGGCATCCTAAGTTTTTATCGTGGAGATTTATCTCTGGCACCAATGGCCCGATCAAAGTGGATAATGGTGTTCGGTCTTCCGGAACGGTAGACTATGTTAACACTTACGTTTCTTCATTTGTCGGCGGAGTAACGTCTTTCGTTCCAGGCGGACAGTATAGTCCAATTGCATCGGGCGATAAAAGCTGGATCGGTCTTACACCATCGGGAAGTCTTACAGCCGACGCCACCCACTCGAAAATGTCACAAACATCGGGTTCTCACGCTCCGTTCGACTTCCCTTCTGTCGCATTGAGATCGGGTGCCCTAGACGGCAACATCCAAAGTCCAAGACAGGCATATTTCGGAGCAGATTTACTTAGAAAGCAGGGTGGCGTCTTTTATAACGAGTTTGACAAATCAAACAGAGATATTATAAGATCGTTACCTGAGAGTCATAAGGATAGTGAGGTCGTAGCCAATGAGATTGGATGGTCTTGGGTTTTCTCCTTGGACGATTTAAGCTCTTCTGCTGGCAACTCTGTTGATTATGTTTCTGGCAGCCGCGCTACTGGCCGTTCAATTACAGCAGGCTCTGGATCATGGCAAGATGTGCTCTCTGCCGGATACAACAAGTTTACGACCATTCTTTACGGAGGGTTTGACGGATTAAGAATTACCGAGTCTGAGCCATTTAGAAATACATTCACTAGTGATGGCACCGAACTAAACAACTATGCCTATAATTCTGTCAAGAGAGCTATTGACAGTGCCAAGGATCCTGAAGTTGTCGATTACAATCTGGCCTTGGCTCCTGGAATTACTACTAGTGGCCTAACCGACCATATGATTAACATCTGTGAAGACCGTGGCGATGCGCTTGCGATTGTCGATCTTGCGGGCGGCTATGTCCCTAACACAGAGAACACTTCGGCACAGGCTAGCCGCCTGGGTAGCGTAAAATCAACGGTAGACAGCCTGAACAATCGTGGTATCAACTCAAGCTATGGATGCGCATACTATCCATGGGTCCAGATCAGAGACACTCTAAACAACGCTAATGTATGGATGCCGTCTTCTGTTGCCGCCCTAGGCGCTATGTCTAATTCTGAGAGAAAGCAGGACTTGTGGTTCGCTCCAGCAGGATTTAGCAGAGGTGGCTTATCTAAGGGTGACGCTGGAATTCCTGTAGTAGGAGTTTCTGAGAAGCTCACTTCTGATGATCGCGACACTCTTTACGACGCAAATATCAATCCAATTGCATCATTCCCAAACGAAGGGATTGTAATCTTCGGGCAGAAGACTCTTCAAGTAACGCCATCGGCTCTTGATAGAATCAATGTTAGAAGATTGATGATCTTTGTTAAGAAGAGCATTTCAGCAATGGCGAATCAGGTCTTATTCGATCAGAATACGATCACAACATGGAACAGGTTCACCGGAAAGGTTAATCCGTTCTTGGCTAGCATTAAGTCTAGATTTGGTCTGGATGATTTCAAGGTGGTGTTAGACAGTACCACTACGACTCCTGACCTAATTGATAGAAATATCATCTATGCGAAGATCTTCTTAAAGCCAACAAAGGCTGTAGAATATATCGCTATTGACTTCACAATTACTAATAGTGGAGCGTCTTTCGAGGACTAAAAATAAAACAAATATCTATTTAAATTATAGAGGAGAACTAAAAACATGGGGTCAACTTCATTCTGGTCTGATCAAAGTATTGAGCCAAAGAGAAAATCAAGATTTATTTTATCACTAGGGGGGATCGAGCATTGGATTGTAAAGTCAGGCGCAAAGCCTAGCTTCGATATCAATGTAACGGAGCATACTTATCTTAATCATAAGTTCTACTACCCCGGAACCGTTACTTGGAACGAAATCGAAGTTACTCTCGTTGATCCTCTCCGCCCTGACTCAACAGCAACTATGTATCAGGTTCTACTTGCGTCAGGTTATATCCCCCCTACGAGCCAAGGAGAGGCAGAATCGGGCACAGTGTCTAAGAAGAATTCAACAGCCGCTATGAACGAGGTAACCATTTCACACGTTGGGCCGGGTGGAGTAGACGATATTCTAGACACTTGGACATTAAAGAACACATTTGTCTCTAGGGTTAACTGGGGCGACTTAAGCTACGAAGACGACAGTCTTGTTGACATTACTGTTGGGTTAAGGTATGATTTCGCTACATACGAGACAACAAGTACCCCTTCAAGTGGTATTTTATAAAGAACTAATAACATAGTGAGGTAAATATGAGTTCAAGCAGGAATGAGGCCCGCATGGGAGTCCCAGAGGACACCCCGCAGCCACAGCCTCAGACTCAGCAAGGAGATTCTCTCTCTTTTGCTGTTCCTACCGAGTTAGTGGAGATCCCATCTAAGGGTAAGTTTTATCCAGAGGGCCACCCGCTGCATAATATTGAGACGGTGGAGATGCGCTTCATGACGGCGAAGGAAGAAGATATTCTTACTTCTCAATCGTTAATCAAGAAAGGCGTTGTTATCGACAGACTCCTACAGAGTCTTTTGATCGATAAAAGAATTACACTTGATACCCTTTTGGTAGGAGACAAAAACGCTTTAGTGATTGCTGCTAGAGCGAGCGGCTATGGCAATGAGTACGAGACAAAAGTGCCTTGTCCTTCTTGCGGCTCCACTGTCGAGTACTCTTTTGATCTTGACGAAGTTGAAGTAAAAGAGATCTTCTCGGACGACGATCTAGGAATCAGCTTTACGGACGCGAATACTTTTAGTATACAACTGCCAAAGACTGGAGCCGCCGTTGAAGTTCGCCCTATGACTGGTGCAGATGAAAGATTTATCGCCCAGCAGGCAGAAAAAAGAAAGAAGAATAAGCTAGCAGACAATGCTCTAACTACACAGCTAAAGCGAATGATAGTAGCAGTTAATGGTAATGCAGATTCTGTAACTATTAATAAATTCGTTGATAGCATGCCTGCTTTTGATTCTAGACATCTAAGAGGCGCTTACACGAAAATTGTTCCTGATATTGACATGCAACAGGAATTTACTTGCTCTGAATGTGGCCATGAGCAAATTATGGAGGTGCCGCTCACAGCGGACTTCTTTTGGCCTCGATAATATATACATAGAAAACGTATACGAGCAGATATTTTTCTTAAAATACCACGGCCATTGGTCTTTTATGGAGGCGTACAACCTCCCCATCAAGATTCGCGCTTGGTTCCTGCATAGACTCTCGCAGCAGATAGATAAAGAGAATCAAGCAATGGAAAAAGCTACAAAGGGTAAATAATCTGTTATAAACTATTTACTTAGAAGGAGCTTTGTAATGGAAGAAAAGGTATTCGATCTAGGCGCGGCAAAAAGGACTTCGGAGCTAAATGAAGGCTTCTTGGAGACTTTTGGCTATTTTGCTGAAATGGGTCTAAAGAGACTGTTCGGATACGATCTTGGTATACCTTTAAAAGTAAAAGGTACTCCATCGGAGATTAAAGCCTTCAGCAGCGCTCTAAACAGCGAAAAGAAATATATGGAGGCCTATAAAAATCATGGCCTCACTGATTCTAGAACATTAAACAATAAGACTCTTCTTGATAAAGCTGTGGCTAAATTCCAGAAAGCCACCGGCCTGAAGTGGCCTTTTAAATAGGAGGCTAGCTCGTGGCAGAAGAAGATGAGATAAAAATTGAAAATATAAGTAGGATCAAAGAAGAAACAGAGGCTCGAAAGGCCCGTCTCGATGTGCTTCGGGAGGAGCAGTCTGAGTACACTAAGGAGATAGCCGCGCTCCAGAAAAAGAAAGAACTCCTCCCTGACGAGCAGGCCACTCTAGAAAGGCTTTTACAGTTAAGAAAAGATAATATAGAGGTCATGTTAAAGACTCGTGCGGAGCTTGACAAGGCCAGCGAGAAATACCAGGAAGTCACTAATAAACTAAAAGAACTACAAGATGTCGGTAAAACTGCTGCGGATAATATAAAAGACCTCGGAAGAGCTTTCGGAATACCTAAGAATTTTGAAAAAGGGCTTGTTGGCTCTATCATAAAGCTGGGTATGATGAACAGCAAAACAGAGGAAGGTCAAAAGGCGATGCAAGGCTTTAAAAAAGGCTTTGAGGGCACTTTTAGCAAGGCCAATATCTTGTTGGCAGCTACAGGGCTTGTATTAACCGCTGCGATGGATGCCGCAATGTTCTTATTTAAGAGCTTAAAAGACGTTGTGATCGCCTTCGATGAAATGAGGGCTTCTGTTAACAAAAACATTTTATCTGGGCAAGAATACGCTCAAATAGCTAAAGAAACATCAGCAGCCAATCTCTACCTCGGAGTTACAGCAGAAGTTGCAGCCGAAAGTGTGTCTGCTATCGCTCAAAACCTAGATTTAGCAAGCGATAGAAACAAGATGTTCGCCCAGGAGTTAACACTCACTGTTTCCAAGATGCACATTTTAGGCGCGGACGCCAAGCAAACCACCCAGGCCTTATCATTCTTCCAAAGAGGCCTTAAATTAAATGCAACAGCCGCGAAGGCTATGACAATGGAAGTCTTCCAACTTTCCCAGGGTCTAAAAACGAATCTTGGAGAGGCGTTCGATCAATTAAATACAGCGATGCCTACGCTAGCGGCTCATGGAGACGACATGATGAAGGTGTTCGAGGGATTAGCGATTCAATCGAGAGCCTCTGGGGCATCTATGCAGACTCTTCTGAATGTGGCTGGCAAATTTGATGAATTCCGAACAGGTGCGGAGGCAGCGGCAGCTTTAAACAGCATTATGGGAGGAGCGCTGCTCAATTCTACAGAGCTTGTGAGAATGAGCGAGGAAGAGAGATTAAAAACAATCGTAAGTACGGTCCAGGCACAGAAGGGTGCCTTTAAAGAATTGGATCGATATGAGAAAAAGTATATTGCTGGCGCAGTGGGTATCACTGACATGGCAGAGGCAAACAAACTATTTGGAATGAGCATGTCAGAATATGACGAATATAGAAATCAAGTAGATGCAGCAGAAAAGTCACAACAAGCGCTGGCTGACGCGGTTCTAAAAGCGACGCCAATAATCCAACAACTACAGCAGCTTGTGATGGATTTCGTAGTGGCATATGGTGATGATATCGAAGCCTTATTAAGAGGTACTTTGGATTTAGCAAAGAGCTTTATGGAATGGAAGAAGTCAGGGGAGTGGCTCTCACCCTGGGGGGCCGCAGTTGTAGGCATCCTTGGTTCGGTAACAGCCGCTCTGGGGCTCTTTGTCGCAATGGTTGTTAAATTAGCAGCAGTCGCTCTTCCATTAAAACCTATACTCGCAGGCTTGGGCGCGGCTGTCGCGCCTCTAGCTGCTGGTATGGGCCTCGCGGGCGGCACCGCCACAGCCACAGCCGCTGCTGGCGCTGGCGCTGCTGCGGGGGGAGCAGGATTGTTGGTTGCTGGCAAGGTACTAGCGGTTCTTGCTGGAGTAGCGGCACTTGGCTATGCGGGCTATAAGCTCTTTGAGGGTAACGATAGAGCAACACCAGCACCAGCCCAAGCCCAGCGAGCATCTCAGGGAGATTTTGTAATAGACAATGCAACCCTGAACCTCACTTTTAGCGCAGAAGAAACAGTGAAAATATCAAAGACACTTACAAGCGTTGGATTAAAAGCCAACGGGATGACATAGGGGACAACAAATGGCAGCAGGAGACAGCCTACAATGGTTCGATAAGGGAGCCGATGCTAGTGACAATTTAGGTAACAAAGGACAATTTATAGAGTTTTATCAAGTTCCTAGTATGGAGGCTGTACGCTTTAAGGCCTTTGTAACCCAATATGAAGATGCATATAACAGCACCTGGCAGAGGACTCCTGTCTTTGGCAAGATGGACCCAATACATACGTTTCAGCACACACAGAGGGTGATAAACCTTTCGTGGGAGGTACTTGCGGGTTCCCTTGAAGAGGCAGTAGAGAACCAGAGAAAACTGTCTATGCTCGTACAAATGTTATACCCATCATATGAGGGCTCAGAGAACGGGGGGAAAAGAGTAAAAACAGCCCCTATATTTAAAGTAAAGTTTATGAACTTGATAACTGACTCTTCGGTATCCTCGGAATCATCTATGGCAGAGACAAGTGGCCTTGTATGTACGATTGATGGCTTTAGACACTCCCCCGTAATGGAGAGCGGACACTTTGTATCAAATGGTGGCTTGTTTCCAAAAAATTTCCAACTACAATGCAGCATGCATGTCCTACATACTCATGAGCTTGGATGGAATGGAGCAGGAGACTTTGAAGAAACAAATTTCCCATATGGCTCCGATGATAGAGCTTTAGCAGATGCTACGGTGGGAATTGGAGACCAGATTGTACGTAACGAGGACGGCACTTTTGAAGCGAAAATAACATCTTTGCCAAAATCGATTAGAAGAGGACAAGGAACTAATAATCGGTTCTTAAAACCATCAGCATGGGAAGAGATGCAAGGATTACCGGCAGAGGTGCCGGTTAGTGATTTTAGTCCGTCTAAACAGAAGAAATAAGGTGTGTTAAAAAATGGGCGTAAGATACGATAATAGAGCAACTATAAAAATATTAAAAGATTACTATAAGTCTGCTTTGCAAAGGAGAAATCTTAAAGATTTAACAATCTTTAAGACGCCTGTATTAAATTATCCAACTGCTGAGCAGGCCGACCATTTAAACTTGATAAGGCACACTTGGTCAACTGGAGACAGGTTTTATAAACTGGCCTACAAACACTATGGCGACCAAGAACTTTGGTGGGTAATTGCGTTTTTTAATCAAAAGCCTACCGAGTCGCATTTAAGCTTGGGAGACACTGTTTTGGTGCCTCTTAACTTAGAACTAATGCTAGAAATTTTGGGAGTATAACATGACAAAGCCTTTTGTAGAAGATCAGCAAGTTCTCGATGCTTTGGCTCAGGTTGGAGTAAAGTATCAAACCAGCAATGTACCTGGGCTGACCCAAGACCAGAGAAACGAGATCCTTGACAAGGTAAAAAGCTATAAAAGGATAAAAGAAATATTAGAAAGAAGTCTCAATAGAGATGCTGCTCGATTGAGGGCATTTATCAAGAACTATTCAGATATTAGATACCATGGGATAACCCAAAGTGCGCCAGGACAAGGGCTTTGGTTCAAAAAAATTGCTCTACGATATACCACTTCTGAAGATGAAGATGCTGTAAACCATCTTGATGATGCTAGGCCGACTGTCCGCCCCGGAGATCGCGGTACTAGCGTCGAATATTTTTTTGAAAAGCTTATTAATGAGGATCAATATAGACAGGAACTTATTGAACTAGGCGGCTTTAACCCAGTTTATAATAAGAACTCAAATCCTGATGGCTGGGTCGGCATTGATCTAGCTACAACTTATGATGAAATGGTAGACGCCTTGGGCAAGGTCCACAAAATGGGCGACAAGTTTGTCGATAGTAGAAAGAATCCAGACTTTGGAAAAGTAGAATATCTTAAAATATTAGACAGAGAACTTTTAGTAGGACAAAACAGCGGCGGTGCCAAAACCTATCGATCTGTAGTTTTAAACTTTCTTCGATGGGTAGAGGGAGAAAACAAAAAACAAGATTCAATCAAAGAAGACGTAGAATCAATCATAGGAATAAAGGGCGGCACTACCAGCGGTCTAGAGCTTAAGGAAGCAGAATCTGAAGAGCAGCCAATTACCGAGGTTGTGGAGAGAGAAAGAAGATTCCAAGATCAATGTTTTTTGACTAGTAATTTTAATAAAATATTTGAAAGCACGGGCACGACAAATTATGAGCATTTTATATCTCTTCAGGGAGAGCCTTTTGTAGCGACCAACAACATGACTTTTCACAAAGGACAAAAGGCTTTCGCAGATCTTACATCGTTAGAAATGTCTATGCTCTTTCCCAAGATCAAGCTTTCTAAAGTTTTCTATACAAAAAAAGACGGGAAATTTCAAACTTTAGCATCAGTTCCCTTTAAGTTTGGTACTTTTAATGACTTCAAGGACCCCTCGATGCTGACTATGAGCAGGAGAGCCAGGGGAGACGATGCAGGCATAGAGTCGTTTTCTTTTTCTTTCGAAGGGCAGGATTACGCAACAGCGGACAAAATAATAGTTTGCAATGCGACATATTTTTTCAAATCTATGTCTGATTTTATATCTGATTTTAAGCATGGAGAAAGAACTTTTAGTTATTCGGATTTAGCGGCATACCCTGCCGGAAGAGAAGAGTTTGCTATTAAAGCAGAAGTTGGATGGCAAACTCCGGACGACTTGTCTACGCTCGTTGGCTCTAATCGGGCAGATAAGATAAAAAAGGCGGCTGCGTCCGCAAAATTAGCTATCTTCTTGAAGGTGACTAGCTTTAATTACGAGATTAATGAGGACGGCTCTTTAAAGGTATTTGCAGAATACAGGGGTTGGATAAACGATATGCTGTCTGGCCTTAAATTTGATATATTTTTAAGTCCTGATACCGGCGGCGAGGTTGATGATCTAAAGCTCGCTACGGCAGAGCACTTGGTTTCTATCTTAAAGGATCCATTTGAACGTGATAGAAAATTATCTGACATTATAGATAACGTAGCGACAGATATAGATCTTGGTGTTAGCGTTGGTGATGACCCAAGGAGAGTTTTTGTTAATGATATCGGCAGAGTCGCGCAGAGCATTGGTTCTAAACAAGATGTACAAAGCACGTTATTAAAATATGTTGACCAAGGCACTGGGATTGACAAGAATATAACTTTTTCACAATACGCGATTAACACATCCCCTAGCCCAGATAGAGATGCAAACCCTGCTAGAAGACAAGAAACACTACAGAAATTTCTGGATGAATCGAGAAGAAACGTAAAAAAAATACAAGAAGAGGGACTACTCATAAACCACGATGGTCTTTTAGAAGAGGTGTTTGAAGAAGGTCTTGTTTACAGAGTTGATATTCCAGAGGACTCTCTCTCTGATTACCAAACTAAAGATTTAAATAAGAGACTGTCTCCTTCGATAAGAAAAACATCACAAATTATGGAAAAAAAGGATGTCTTTACTGTTGAAACGCTAGATGCCAACATTCAAAATAATATTGGCGAAAACTTAATATCCGCCACAAATCGTTCGTTTAGAAACAGAGCCGCGAGGACGAATGACGCTAGAGACTTCCCGGCAGCAGGAGGCCCTAACGGTCGCTTCTCAGGGGGTGGTGGATATAAAATATATTTTGTAACTTTTGGAAATATTCTAAACACGATAATGAAGAGAGTGTACAGCCCAAGAAACAAAGACAAGAATGCGTATATAAAGAAATTTAATATGATTGTTGGTTCTGCTAGCACGGAAACGGGTCCGTTCTCTGGAGACGAAGCATCGATCGCTGATATTCCGGTTTCTTTAGATCTTTTTACCTATTGGTATCTTACTGAAATTATGGAAAGCGGAAATGTTACTTATGATATCGGTAAGTTTGTACAAAATATGCTTGATAAATTGATTCTTCCGGCCCTCGGCGCTGATTGTCAAGAGGACACGGAGGTTTCGGACCTTTATACTGTAAAGGGACAGGTTTACAACAGTACTGGCAAAATTATGAATAAAGCAGAAGGTAGGGCTTTAGAGAGAGGAGACAGGCTCGACGGAACCGACATTTTTGCAAAGAACACACGTTCTTATACTCTAAAAAACATTAATTCTTACTACTACATCTACATGGATTCAAGGACAGCGCTGAAAGGCTTTAAGAAATTTGAACAACAAAAAGAGGACGGAAGAATTATGACTCTAGGCACAGGCTACAACAAGGGCTTGACAAGAAGCATTAAGTTTAAAGGGAACGATATACGATACTTCCAAGAGGCCGCAGATGCAGCGCTTAGGGACAAATCTGGCAATAACAATGCGAGAAGGATGTTAAAGTTCCACAACACCGATATTGATTTATTTGGAAATACTATTTTTTACCCCGGCATGGTTGTTTATATCGCTCCTAATTTCCCTGGAATTCGAACGCCATTTGGGAACCCTGTAAGGCCGGTAGTCACGGCTACCAATATCGCCAACAGTCTTGGAATCGGCGGTTATTACGTAATTACGAAAGTTAGAAGCAGTATAGACTCATCCGGTGGGTTCCAAACTAGTTTAGAAGCTAATTATGAAGCGGGGGCACACTAAATTGGTTGACATAACATCGAAACTTTACAGAGGGGGAATGAAAGCAGGGACAGCGTTTTTCTCTAGACAGAATGAAGAGTTAGAATATCTTTTTAATCGCAACATCACTAATGTTGGGTCTACTAGGGGGGTGATCGGTCTTTACGGACTTGTAGATATGCAGTTTAATACGGTCAATATGGCGGGAACCTATCAAGACGGTGTAGACAGCGGTCGGCTTATTATAGCAAACACCAGCGCGAGCCCAATCTTTGTCACTAATTTTGTTCACGATGCTTTTGACGCCATGGCAACTTATTATAATGTTGCCAAACAACACAATAAAATAAGAGCAAATGCAGGCTTTCTTGTTGATATGAAAATCAAGAGAGGATATGAGAGCATTAATAACTCTCACGAGGCATATATGCAGACTTATTTCCAAACTTTCACAGATTATCTAAACTCTAGAGGGCTGGTGGAAAAGATTAGGAACTTTAAAGAGTTTATGCATCATTTCGAGAATTTTATTTATCAAGTCGTCACAGAGAACCCGGTTACTAGAACCGGATTCACAAGAAGCATTTATTCTAATATTTTGAATGGTGGCTTGGCCATTGAAATAGAGAACATTAGTAAGTCTAGAGAGAATCTAAAGGTTACTGATTTTTATGAAAATCCAAATTTTGATAATTATTCAAAAATAGCAAATCATTTTGGCTTTGTCGTTGACCGAGATGTTCCTTGGAGACTCCTTGCAAACATATCTTCACCGAGAATGCAACTTTTTATGCAACAACACGAAGTGACAAAAGTAGGACTGTTTGACCAGTATTATGTTAAAACTTCCACACTAGATGTTGATATTTTAATAAAACACGCGGCAACATTTTATAACACATACGTGGCGAGAGAGCCTGAGACCACACGCCCTGAATTGGTTTTTAATCAAAATTGTCCAACAAAAGGTTCCTATCTCGGCTCTATATCTACCGGAACTTTAAAAATTAAAAAATTAGCTAGAACGACAGTCAGCAAGCAACGGGCCATAGTAGACTACGGCGTGAAGCATTGGATAAAGCTGTACTTCAGGCTGAGACTGGCGGAGGAAAAGATAGATATCTCTACGGCACAAGCCAACTCTCTGTTGCAATCAATTTACTCTAGAAGTATAAAAAATAATTCTATTGACTTAGCGCTCGGCGTATTTTATAGTGATTTGGAGATAAAGAGAAGAATTACCGTAGAGATATAAATGTTGTTTCAAACGCTTGATGACAAAAACGAATGTGTGGCGATATACACTGATGGGAATTTAGACTTTGAGAACGTACCACGGGGGCTTACAAAGACCTGGAATTACGTACCGTATGTTCCTGGAGATCTAGAGTGTGCATCGCTGTATTGTATCGGCTGTTCTTTGGATGACGCGTGCCCTCCGCATTTAAAAGAGAAGTGGGACAACATAAACAAGAAACTACTCTCTTTTCGCCGTTCTTTTGAGATATCTCTTATTGATATGAACGAGCTATGCTTTTTCGATTTGGTACAAGATCGCTTTCTCATGGAATATTGTGATATAAAGAATCAAATCTCTCAATATGTTTTTGATACATATGAAAGACCAAAGAATTATGATTTTTTACTTGGCTTATCTGAAGTGATACATGATATACGATATAGAAGGCTAAATATCGATATTAATGGATTGAAAGATATTTTTGCCATACCCAAAACTCGTGCTTTTCTTAAAAAGGTAAATCTGCTATCCCCAAATATTGAATACGATATCGCTGGTACGAGAACCGGCAGGCTTACTACAAAAAGAAACTCTTTCCCTATACTGACGCTTGACAAGGATTTTAGATCTTTAATAAAGCCAAATAACGACCTATTTGTTGAACTAGACTTCAACGCCGCAGAGCTAAGAACCATCCTCGCACTCTCAGGGGTGGAGCAGCCGCAGCAAGATATACATGAGTGGATAGCTAAAGACGTATTTCTTTCTACAGAATCGAGAGAAGACATAAAGAAGAAGGTTTTTGCGTGGCTCTACAATCCCCTGGCTAAAAACGAAAAACTAGAGCAAGTTTTTCGTAGAAAGGAGATAACAGACAAGTATTTCGATGGCGAAAGGGTACTAACTCCATTCGATCGAGATATAGAGGTAGATGAAAGAAGAGCATTTAATTATATCGTGCAAAGCACTACTAGTGATCTATTTTTACGCTGCATGATAAAGGTTTCGAAGATGCTAAAAGGAAGAAAGTCTTACGTGGCATTTTCAGTCCACGACTCTCTGGTTATAGATTTTAGCGTGGAGGACAGACCAATGCTTTCGGAGATTGTCGAAGTATTCTCGGAGACTGATCTGGCAAGATTTAAAATAAATATGAGTGTAGGCAACAACTACGGCTCCATGAAGACTAAGAGGTTATAATGGAAACTATTATTGGATTAGGTGACGCGGGGTGTGCAATTGCTGAAGAGTTCTCACAATATCCGCAATACGATATTTATAAGGTAAATTCTAAAAAAAGCAATGAGGACAATTATCTTTATATAACTCCCCAAAAGACACATGAAGAATACGAATCTAAAACTAGATTAAAAAAGGCTTTTTTTGAAAAGATAAGTGGGCCGGTCTTGTTTGTAATCGGAGGCTCAGGGGATATTTCCGGCGCGTCTTTGCGTATACTGGAGCGCCTTAAGGCACATCCAACCTACGTCCTTTATATCAAGCCGGACACTTCCTTATTGCCAGAAGTTAAAGAGAGGCAACATAACCTAGTCTTTAATGTATTACAGCAGTATGCGAGATCTGCCATGCTAGAGAGATTATACATTGTTGAAAATTCTAAAATAGAAGAGGCGATCGGCGAGGTGCCTGTTGTTGGATATCATGAAAATATTAATCGCCTTCTTGTTTCCACCATCCACATGCTCAACGTTTGTGACAATACGGAAGCAGTAATAGATACATCGACAAGCCCGCTAGACGTGTGTAGAATCTCTTCTATTGGCCTTGTTGACGTTAACACGGGAGAAATGAAGCCGTTTACTGATATTGAGCATCCTAGGCAGATGACTTTTTACTATGCTATCAATAACGAACGATTAAAGACGGATGGAACATTGTTGCGTAAATTAACTTCCTTAGTAAAAGAAAAAAGTGAAGAAAAGTTACGAGTTTCATTCGCGGTCTATCCCACTGAATATGAACAGGATTACGCCTACTGCGTCCTCCACGCTTCCTATATCCAGGGCCAAAAAATTGATTTATAGCTTTACAAATGATTTTTGCTAGAGTATAGTATATCCATAATCGAGATGGTTGGAAAATTTGCTAACCATACTCTATCCCGTTGATTAAAAGGAGTTTATCATGGGTATTGATATGTCTAAAATGAAAGAGAAGCTGGCATCTTTGAATCGCAAGGGTGCTGAAAAGAATAACTTTTGGCGTCCGAAGGATGGAGAGCAAACAATTCGTATTGTTCCGACCGCTGACGGAGATCCATTTAAAGAGTTTTGGTTCCATTACAATCTTGGAAACAATACGCCTTTCTTGAGTCCCAAAAAGAACTTTGGAGATGAGTGTCCGCTTGATGATTTTGTTCGCACTTTGTATAAGCAGGGCGACCCTGATAGCGTTAAAATGGCAAAGAACCTTAGCGCACGACAGCGATTTTTTGCTCCCGTGATTGTACGTGGGGAAGAAGAGCAGGGAGTGCGAATTTGGGGTTTTGGTAGAATGGCGTACCAAGAGTTGTTGAATTTAGTCCTCAATCCTGATTACGGCGACATCACTGATGTTGATAATGGCACCGATTTGGTAATTACCTACGGAAAGCCAGCAGGAGCGCAGTTCCCCCAGACGAGCATTACGCCTCGCCGACGTACTTCGCCCCTGGTTGAGGATAGTGACGAGGCTTCGCGTCTTCTAGATGCGATTCCCGATGTGACGACGCTATTTGAGCGTCCGAGTTCGGACGATGTTGGTAAGATGTTGCATGATTACATGACTAGCATCGATGAAGAGGTGTCTGCAAGCGAGGGAGATAGCACAACAGAGGCTACTCTTACTAGCGAAGACAACTCTGTCGACAGCGCTTTTAATGAGTTGGTTAACTCTTAAGCGCTCCCGGCAACGCGAGGTGTTTTGTCGGCCCCCTCCGCGCTACACCTCGCGTTGCCAATTTACTATAATTAGGATTTTATAATGGCAAGACGTAGCAAAAAAGAAACAAATTCGAACTTAGGAAGACTTAGCATGGACGAAATGCGGAAGATTATTAATAGAAAGGCAGGCTATGACCTTGCCTATAATCTAACGCAAGATAATCCGACCCAGGTAAAGGGATGGATCCCGACTGGTTCACGGTGGCTGGACTCAATTATTTGTAAGGGGAAGCTCGCTGGCATTCCGGTTGGTAAGATAACTGAGATTGCTGGATTAGAATCCACTGGTAAGTCTTATGTCGCTGCACAAATTGCTGCGAACGCACAAAAACAAGATATCGATGTGATTTATTTTGATTCGGAATCTGCGATCGATCCAGATTTCTTGGCAAAAGCTGGCTGTGACCTAGATAAGGTATTATACATCCAGGCTGAGAGCGTAGAGTTTGTTCTAGAGACTATTGAAGAGCTTTTGGGCGGCAATCAAAATAAGATGCTGTTTATTTGGGATAGTCTAGCATTGACTCCTGCGGTTACTGATATCGAGGGAGACTTTAACCCTCTTTCTTCTATGGCAGTTAAGCCGAGGATTCTATCCAAGGGCATGGCAAAGCTAACGATACCTCTTGCTAACGCCGAAGCCACGCTGCTTGTACTAAACCAGCTTAAAACTAATATTACATCCAATGTGGCAGAGGCTATGACGACTCCTTACTTCACACCTGGCGGGAAAGCTATGCATTATGCATATGACTTGCGCATATGGCTGACTGGACGCAAGTCCAAGGCGTCTTTTGTTAAAGATGAAAACGGCTTCAGGGTGGGATCCGAGGTTAAAGCAAAGCTAGAAAAGTCCAAGTTCGGAACACAAGCCAGGGAATGCACCTTCAAGATCCTTTGGGGAGATGAGGTTAGAGTGCAGGACGAGGAGAGTTGGCTTGAGGCGATTAAGTCTTCAGAACACTTTAATACAAGAGGCCCTTGGCATTCCATAGCCTACAAAGACGGTACTGAGGAAAAGTTTCAAGGCTCTAGCTGGAGCGAGAAGTTGAAAAATGAAAAGTTCAAAACTCGCATTCTAGAGATAATGGAGGAAGAGATCATTTTTAAATTTCACAATAGGACGGGAGACGCCTCGGACTTTTATGACGTGGACGCTTAGTAAGTAAGCTTCTAATTGAACTCTATACTATTTATGCTTAGAGGTTAAACGTATGTTTTTAAAGGATAAAGTAAGAGAAGTTATTTCAGAAGCGCTAAAATACGATGTCTACAAGGCAGAAGTATCAATAAAATCTACTAAAGATCGTAATATTACGGAAATTTTAGATGAGATGAGAGCACTATGCGGTGTCACTATTGTTAATATCGCAGTGCCATCGAAGAGTCTTAGCGAAAAAACGGAGATAACCATATGTTCCCTCAAATTTTTCTTAACAAATCCAAGCTTAAAGCTACATATGAACAAGCTAGCATTGTCTGCAAAAAAGATAGAAGGTGTGGCGGCGTTCAGGGTTTTAAGAGTTGAAAAAATCCAAGATAAAAACTAGAAGAGTTCTATTTGTAGACGCGCTTAATTCTTATTATCGAGCTTATATTGTAGATCCTTCTTTGTCCACAAATGGAGATCCTATTGGTGGCATGAAAGGATTTTTAAAGATACTACAAAAGCTTGCGAGAGAGATCCGGCCTGATAGAATCGTCATTTGCTGGGACGGAGCCGGAGGATCTAAGCGCCGCAAGAGTATTAATAAAAACTACAAAGAAGGTCGAAATCCTATCCGACTGAACAGACAGGTAAGGAATTTAACCGAGAATGAAGAGGTACAAAATAAGGTATGGCAACAGACGCGCCTTGTAGAGTACTTAAGCTATATGCCTGTGGTTCAGCTAATGTTTGAGCACATCGAGGCAGACGATCTTATAGCTTTTGCAACTAAGTTAGATGAGTACGCTGGATGGCAAAAAGTGATAGTTTCTAGCGATAAGGACTTTATCCAGATATTGGACAACGAGACGGTACTATTTCGACCCACACAAGAGCAGGTGCTTAATGTTAACCGAGTAGTTGATCAATATGGAATTCATCCAAATAACTTCGCACTAGCTAGGGCGATAGCAGGGGATAAAAACGATAATTTGCCCGGAGCCAAAGGCGTTGGCCTAGCTACGGTCAAAAAGAGGTTTCCTTTCCTTGAAGACGAAGAAGAATACATGATTAGTGATATCTTCGAGCATTGTAGGGACAACATTGACGGCGTGAAAGCGTATGGAAGCATATTGAGTGAATCTGCATTGATTAGGCAAAACTACAAGTTGATGCAGCTAAGTTCCCCCAATATAAGCGCGACAACGAAGATGAAGATACGAGCAATGATAGCGAGTGATGACTTGTTTTTTAATAAAACGGAGATCATCAAGATGATGAGTCAAGACGGATTCGGTGAAACTAGCTGGATGGATCTTTTCCAGCGATTCAACAAGATACTGATTGACAAATAGCTCTTATTATAGTACATTGATACAAAATTAGGAGGGGAAGTTGCAACAAGACTTTTCTTTGTATGGAAAAAACTTTCAGGAGAAACTTGTCCAACTAATGTTGGAGGACAGGCCGTTCTCTGAGCAGATGCAAGAAGTCCTAGATATTAAGTTCTTCGAATCAAAGTATCTGCAAGTCTTCTCCGGGCTCATATTCGATTATAGAGAAAAATATAACGTACATCCCAGCGATGAGATTCTTGATTCTATCCTGAGAACCGAGATGGAGGACGAGCCGGATCTTATAAAAAAGCAAGTTAGAGATTTCTTTACCCGGATTCGAACGAAGGACATAGAAGACAGCCAATATGTAAAGGACACATCCTTAGACTTTTGTAAGAAGCAAAAGCTAAAAGAGGCGATGATGATTTCGGTGGGACTGCTGGACAACTGCTCTTTTGAAGAAATCAAAAAGGTGATTGATGAAGCGGTCAAACTGGGGGTTGACAATGATCATGGCCATGACTATAAGAAAGATTTTGAGTTGCGTTATATATTCAAGGCTAGGAATCCTGTCTCTACAGGGTGGGATCGAATAGATAAGATAACAAAAGGCGGCCTTGGCAAAGGGGAACTTGGGGTGGTTGTAGCACCCACGGGAGCGGGTAAGTCTCACGCTCTTGTTCACTTAGGTGCTACGGCTGTAAGGCAGGGCAAGACCGTGGCACACTACACTCTAGAACTTTCTGAAGAAGTTGTAGGACAAAGGTACGATAGCTGCATCACCAGATACCCCCTTTCGGGATTAAATGCGTTTAAGGACAAAATTAAAGAAACCTGCCTAGAAGTAAAGGGAGAACTCTTTATTAAAGAATATCCAACAAAATCTGCATCAACAAATACCATTAGGGCTTCTTTAGATAAGTTATTGAAAAGAGAGAAAAAAGTCGATCTGATCATCATAGATTACGCTGACATTCTCAAACCAACTACAAATTATAAAGAGAAAAGGAACCAACTAGAGTCTATTTATGAAGAGTTGCGAGGTATCGCAAAAGAGTACGAGTGTCCTATTTGGACAGCATCTCAAACTAACAGGACCGGGTTGAATCAAGCAGTGATTACAATGGAAGCTATCTCGGAGGCATTTAACAAGTGCTTCGTATCTGATTTTATTTGTACAATTTCAAGAACAAAGGAAGATAAGACAGCAAACACTGGAAAAATGTATGTTGCGAAAAATCGCAATGGGCCGGATGGAATGGTGTTCCCTTTGCTTTTTGACACCTCAAACGTTAAAATAGAGGTTCTGGAGCCTACAGACGAAACAATTGATGAGATGGAAGTAAGCGAAGTAAAACGACAACAAAGAGAGATGAAGAAAGTTTATACCCAGTGGGAAGAAAGGAACAAATAATATGCACAATAGAGAAGAAGTAGAGAAAGAGACGCTAAATTACTTTGGCAATGATGAATTGGCAACTAATGTCTGGATGACCAAGTATTGCCTAAAGGATAAAGAGGGCAATTTATTAGAAAAAACTCCCGAAGACATGCATAGAAGACTAGCAAGAGAATTTGCTAGAGTAGAAAAGAAGTTTAATGGTTTGCGAACAATGTCGGAGGAGCAAATCTTTGACATTTTGAAAAACTTCGACTATGTTGTGCCCCAGGGGTCCCCAATGATGGGAATCGGAAACAATCACGTTAATGTTTCTTTATCAAATTGTGTAGTTGTTGGCCCTCCCGGAGATAATATATCTTCCATCATGGACTCTGGAAAAGACCTAGCTAACCTCTTTAAGAGAAGGTGCGGTGTCGGTCTTGATTTATCTCATTTACGCCCCGAAAACGCCTCTGTTAACAACTCGGCTGGAACGACTAGCGGTGCCTGGAGTTTTGCGGATCTTTACTCTTATGTGTGTCGAATGATAGGTCAAAATGGTAGGCGTGGTGCTCTCATGCTTAGCATGGATATTAGGCACCCCGATATAGAACAATTTGTTACAATGAAGCACGACTTGACAAAGGTTACTGGTGCCAACGTTTCTGTCAAGATAAGCGATGAGTTCATGAAGGCTGTGGAGAACAACGAAACTTTCACATTAAAGTTTCCTATAGACTCCGAAGAACCAACTGTAACCAAAGAGATTAACGCCACTGAATTGTGGGAGCGAGTGGTAGATTCGGCTACCAAGACAGCGGAGCCGGGACTTCTCATGTGGGATAATATTTTGAAATATCTCCCTGCGAATGAGTACGAGCAATTTAAGACGGAATGCGTCAATCCTTGTGCGGAACTACCCTTATCTGCTTATGATAGCTGTAGATTGATTTCTATTAATCTTAAGAATTTTGTTACTGACCCGTTCACAGAAAACGCGAGATTTAATTTTAAAAAATTCTCACAAATAGTTGCGGCGTCGATGCGCCTTTCTGATGATTTGGTGGAACTAGAACTAGAAAAGCTAGAGAATATTCGCTCGGTTGCGGATATGCCCGACGAGAAAGAGCTTTGGAAAAAGCTTTATGAAACTTGCGCAAATGGAAGAAGAACAGGTCTTGGAACTCATGGGCTAGCTGATGTTTTGGCATGCCTCAATCTGGCTTACGACTCTGACGAGTCTCTGGCAGTTATTGATAAAATTTATAAGACCTTGAAAACCTCTTCGTATGAAGAGAGCGTAGAGCTTGCAATTGAGCGGGGCGCTTTCCCGGCGTTCTCTTGGGAGACTGAGAAAGACAACGCCTTTATAAAATCTCTACCAAAGGCGCTACGAGAAAGAATTGAAAAACATGGAAGAAGAAATATTTCTATCCTTACAAATGCGCCAACCGGCTCTGTTTCCATAATGAGCCAAACAAGCTCAGGTTTAGAGCCGGTCTTTAGAAACTCCTATGTGAGGAGAAGAAAGCTTGACCACAGCGAAAAAACCGATGCTGACTTTATAGATGATCTTGGCGATAGGTGGAAAGAATTTAAAGTTTATCATCACAATGTACGGCAGTATCTAGACAGCCATGAAGGAGCCGACCTACCGAACTTTTTTACTGAAAGTCACGAGATCGATTGGATGAGGCGAATTGAGATTCAAGCAGCTATCCAAAGGCACATCGACCACTCGATTAGTTCTACTATTAATTTGCCGAAGGGAACCCCTTCTGAGGTGGTCGGAGAGCTATATTTTGACGCGTGGCGGAAGGGATTGAAAGGAGTTACTGTTTATGTAGACGGCTCAAGAACGGGTGTTTTGTTATCAGAGGACTCTAGTGAGAAATCACAAGAGCCTTTCCCACAGAACAACTCGCCAAAAAGACCTATAGAGCTTGAATGCGAGATACACAGGCCGACCATCCAGGGGGAAGAGTGGACTATTTTGGTAGGTCTAATGGACGGAAAACCATATGAGATTATGGGAGGTCTTTCTACTTTTGTTGAAATACCAAAGAAATATACTCATGGTACAATATTAAAGCATCCAAGAAAAAGCACCAATAGTATCTATGACTTGAAATTTGGAGAAAATGGCGGTGAGGTTATTATTAAAAACGTGGTAAAAGTGTTTGATAATCCAAACCACTCTGTTTTTACCAGAATGATTTCTCTTGCCTTGAGGCATGGATCCGGTGTACAATATGTCGTCGAACAGTTAAATAAAGATAGAGACAGTGATATGTTTAGTTTTTCAAAGGTTACAGCGAGAGTGCTAAAGAAATATATTCAAGACGGCAGCAAGGCCTCTGATAAAAAATGTACTGAATGCGGTTCTGAGGACTTAATATATGTTGAGGGATGTGTTACATGCACATCGTGTGGTTATGCTAAGTGTGGATAGGAGGAATCTGTGAGCTATAAACCAGTAAATAGAATGATTGTAGTAGATCTCGGCGAGGAAGAGGAGCAAGAACAATCTATGGTTCTTTTGCCTGAAGGCGTCAAGCCTCCGGAGAGATATGGAATTGGAATTGTGAAATCCATAGCCAACGATTGCAATATTAATGTTTCTGAGGGTGATGAGATTATTTTCGAGAGCGCTATGTTGCAGACAGTTCCAATCGGAGACGACGAACTCAACATGGTTCTAGAAAACTATGTCCTTGCTGTAACGAGTGAATAAAAATGGCAACATTGATTTTAACATGGGCTCTAACTCTTATGGGCCTACAGCAGTATGATGATTGTTCAGGAGCGGCCTACAACTATTCCAACATTGTAGATCTTGCCTCTACTGATTGCAAGTATGCGCGCCCGGAGAATGTAAATATTGAATTATTGTGGGATCTAGTTGAAATAGAAAAGAAATATAATGTGCCACAAGAGATGAGAGGCATGGTTCTAGCGGCTGCTTGCATGGAATCCGGGTATAACCCTAATGCTTTGGGCGATAGAAAGTTTAGCAAAAGCGGAAAACGCCCCATGGCAGTAGGTATACTACAGCAATGGCCGATGTATGAAAAATCATATGGTACTGACAGAAGGGATCCACTTTCTGCTGCGGATAGTTGGCTCAAGCATATAGTGAGAAAGCTAAAAAAGGTCGAAAGGCAATGCAAGTACAAGAGCGTTAGAAGAAAATGGATTGCAGCATGGGTAACGGGTATAAGATATCCTAAAAAAGGCGGCAGATGTAGAGAAAGACCGAAGCATCTAAAATTATTAGATCGATGGCACCGAGCCGCCAGAAGAATTTGTAGTGAAACAATTGGGTGTTGAATTAGACAACCACAGGTATCGCTGGAAAGAGGTCGTGATAGGTAATAGCCTAGCATCTTTGGTGTATGCAAAAATAAATGACTGCAAGCTTATCGTAAACGGGTTGCAGGACACCTTCCAGTTTGAGCTTTTTAAAGACAAAGAGACGCTTCGAGCCCTTAACCACGATGTAATGATAGCAAATAAGAAAACTTTAATGGATCAACTTTTGTTCGATATGTGTTTAAGCGGTAACGCGCCCATTAACCGAAAGGTCCAGGCGATTAGAATTGAGCCTGAGAATAATAGTTTAAGAGTAATAGTTGCGGATACCACTAAAATAAAGATAGACTATGAAAGCTTAAGAATTTTTGATGATAACCTTGTATCAGGACTCCCGTTTGAAATAAGGCAGAGAACCGATACAAACATTGTGTACGACTGGTTCTCATCTAACATAAATAAAGATGTGCATTTTCTTGAATTATATGACGAGGAATCTGTCCTGGCTAAAAGGACTATTATTAGAAAAAAGCCTCGAAATCTTGTAATAGCGCAATCTTTTCTAAGCGACAAACAACTTAAAAAGTTTGATTTTTCGGACACAATGACTAGATTTCGATTAGAGAAGATACTAAAGCAGAATAATATAAAGGGGCCAAAAAATGGTTTTTATAGAAACAAGCCGACTGTGGCCAGGTATAGACCGATAAAGTTAGATTTTATTAAAAGAGAGGTCCACCCTCAAAAGACAAAAGAGTTTGTCAAGTTTGGAAACATAACTTTTGATAATGAGGTGCTTTGATGGAACCGGGGTATCACCTCGCTGGGATCGTGCCAGTTGCGGGACAGAAATTAGACTTTAATATGCCTTGGCATGACTGTCTGATGCCGGTAGCACAGGACTACCTCGCAGTTGAGAGGTCTGTTTTAGACTGCGGTTATGCAGGGTGTGAGACAATATTTGTTATCTGCCATAACGATATGATGCCTCTGATAAAAGCTCGACTAGGTGATTACATAGAAGATCCGGTGTATGCCTATAGAAGCTTTGAGACATACTCCCACGAGGTTAGAGTGAGGATACCAATATATTATGTTGCTATTCACCCACACGACAGGGATAAGAGAGATAGTCTTGCTTGGAGCGCGCTTTACGGCGCAAAGATGGCGAACGAGATGATAGGCAGGCTCAGCAGTTGGTTGGTGCCGAATAAGTTTTTTGTTTCTTTCCCATACGGCGTCCACGATCCGGAGGTTTTAAGAGCGCATCGGAGGACGATTTCCAGTCCGAAAAATTTTTCTCTCTCTTGGCAGGGCAAAACTGTTATTGATAACGAGTATTTGCCGTTTACGTTCAATTACGAAGAGTGTTTGTACTTCATAGATATGGTTAAAGAGAATGGCACTGCTAGATATCTAAACCAAGATTGGGGAGATAGGAAAACAGAACTTCCTAAAGAGGAACAATATTCTGCTCGCTTTTTCTCTTTAAGTGATGTATTCTATGATTTGGTGCTTGAGCAGATTGAGGAGACCCCTTACTACTTTAATATAAGCAGTTGGGATGGATACCAAAACTATATGGGGAATAAGCCGGATGATATAAATCGCCCTGCTAAGAGAATATTAAATCCCCGTTCATTAAAAGGAATTGGAGTAGAAAATGAGTGATATTTTAAACTACATCGGAAAAACTCCTCTTATAGAGATTGCTCCAAAGCTATTTGCAAAGCTTGAAACCTATAATCCAACCGGGTCTATTAAAGATAGGATGGCTTATTATGTTTTAACGAAGGCAGAGGAGAGAGGAGAACTAAAGCCGGGGGATACTATTGTCGAGGCTTCATCGGGCAACACAGGGATCTCCTTCTCTATGCTAGGCTCTGTCAAGGGCTACAAGGTCATCATAATTTTGCCTTGCAATATGAGCGAGGAGAGAAAACAAATGATAAGATTATTTGGAGCGACGATAATAGAGGTAGGAGAGAGTGACTTTAAAGGCGCGATTGAGTTAAGGGACAAAATGGTAGAAGAAAATGAAAACTATTTCTCTCCTAACCAATTTGCCAATCCTGACAATATCGATTGCCACAAGTGGACCACTGGAATGGAAATAAAGCAAGAATTGATAAGACGCGGAGAGGGAAAAATTGCCGCGATTGTGTCTGGTGGTGGAACTGGCGGGACGATAATGGGTACAAAAAGAGCTATGGAGTCGTTTGTGGATTCTCCTTTGCCCAAGTTTATTATGGTGATGCCTGCCGAGGGCAAGGTTCACGGCATACAGGGGATCGGAGACGGCGGCGATTACCTTGTTGATCGCGAAGAGATCGACGAGACGATTGATATTGCAACTGAAGACGCTATTGAAAGAGCAAAAAAATTGGCGAGAGAGCACGGTCTCTTTGTGGGAATTAGCGCGGGAGCTAACATACTCGCAGCCGAGAGATGGATGCAGGACAACGAGCACGATGGCTGTGTAGTTACATTTCTATGTGACCGTGGTGAGAGATACTTGAGCATTTTTGATTGACGATAACTCTATAATAGGATACAATATATGGAATGGTGGAATCGCTTACATATTCTAACTAAGGTAGCTTTGATTTGCCTTGTTCTTGGGAAAATACATTTTGTACCCGCTACTTTGGCGATCTTCTTGGCTTACGATTATGCGTTATTCTTTGTGGTATTATACACAGCGTTTATTGTCGCGGCGGTCCTTTTATCATTAATAAGAATTAAACAAATAATTAAGGAGGATAGGGTAAATGTCTGATACAGAAAGAAAAAAATCATCGATCCCGTTCGTAGGATTGCACGCCCACAGTGTAGTGGGCTCTCCGTTTGATGGCCTTGGCTATCCACAAGAACACATGGACTTTGCTTACCAAAACGGATGTGACGCGCTGGCTCTAACGGACCACGGAAATGCCAACGGTATGTCGTATCAGATCCTCCACGCCAGAAAAATGAAAGAGCAGGGTAAAAATTTTAAGCCTATTTTTGGTGTTGAAGCCTATTTCTTACCGTCTATTGATGATTGGAGAGAAGCATATGAAAAAGCAAAAGAAGATAAGAAGGAAGCCAGGAAACTAAAAAACTCAGACAACATGGCGATTGAGAACGAGCGAGATTCAAAGGCGAAAGCCAATATAATTAAGAAAAAGAATCATCTTATATTAATTGCGCAAAATCAAACGGGCCTTAACAACATATTCTCTCTCATATCTAAATCATATGAGGGGGATAATCGTTATCGATATCCGCGTGTTGACTATAAACTATTGGAGGAACACAATGACGGTATTATTGCTTCGTCTGCTTGCCTTGGTGGCGTGTACGCAGGTAACTATTGGGATAATCGTGATGATGGCGCAGGCGCTGTTCTAGCTGCCATGAGAGAGACGACAGAGAGAATGCAATCAATCTTTGGAGATCGATGGTACGGCGAACTACAGTGGTTCTCTGCACCAGAGCAACATGAGTTAAACAAATATATTATAGAAGTCTCTAAAGAGTATAATATGGAATTGATATCCACGGCGGACAGTCACTATCCAACTCCGACTGCATGGAAGGATCGAGAACTATATAAAAGACTCGGATTTCTTGGCAGAGCACAAAAGCCGGAGTGGTTGACAGACGAATTGCCTATCGATGTGGATGATCTAGGGATGGAACTATATCCTAAAAACGGAGACCAGATGTGGGAAGCTTATAAGAAGTATTCTTCCATGTGTGAAGTAGAGTATGACGATGATCTTGTAATGAAATCTATTACTAACACGCATAAAATCGCTTTTGAAAGAATCGAGTCGTTTATGCCGGATAGCACGGTGAGACTGCCGGAGTTTGTGGTGCCACCGGATCACACGGCAACGGGAGCACTTACTAAGCTAGCGATAGAGGGATTAAAATCCATGGAACTCCACAAGAAGGGCAACTATGTTGACAGACTAAAAGAGGAAATAAAGATTATTGACGAAAGAGGCTTTAGTAAATACTTTCTAACAATGAAAGCGATTGCTGACCGAGCTAATGACGTCATGCTTTCGGGACCGGGCCGAGGGAGCGCGGCTGGTTCTCTTTTGTCTTACGTGTTGGGCATTACACAAATTGATCCAATCAAATATGATTTGCTTTTCTCCCGGTTCATGAGAAGAGACGCCACTGACTACCCGGATATCGATTATGATGTCAGCGACCGAATGAAGCTAACAAATTTGCTAATTGACGAATGGGGAGCAAACACGGTTGTGCCAATCTCTAACTACAATACTCTACAACTGCGCTCGCTTATCAAGGATGTTTCAAAGTTTTATAATGTGCCTTTCACTGAAGTGAACCCTGTTACGTCCAAGATGATCCAAGAAGCCACGCCAGCAGCCAAGAAAAAGCACGGCATTAAGTCTGGTGTGTACGTTCCTACTTTTGAGGAGACAATGGAGTTCTCTACGACGTTGCAGAAATATCTAGAAAAATATCCATTCATCAAGACCCACATTGAAGCAATTTACGGGTCAGTCCGCTCGATTAGTCGGCACGCAGGAGGTGTCGTTATAGGAGAGCAGCTAGATAAGTACATGCCTCTTATTACAAACAAGGGAGTCACACAAACACCATGGTCGGAAGGCCAGAATGTTAGGCACTTAGAGCCTCTTGGGTTCATTAAGTTCGACTTCTTAGGCTTGAGCACACTTAGGATGATTGAGGTTGCAATCGAGCATATTTTAGAAAGACACCATGGCATGGAAGAGGTTACGTATAACGATATCAGGGAGTACTACGACAAAAATTTACACCCTGATGTAATAGATCTAAATGATAAAAACGTGTATGAAAATATATTCCATAAAGGCAACTTCGCCGGAGTATTCCAATTCACGCAAGAAGGTGCACAAGAGTTTTGTATGAGAGCAAAGCCAAAAAACATTATTGACATCTCCGCGATTACGTCCATCTACAGACCGGGACCGCTAGGAGCAAATGTCGATAAGTCTTATGTCGATGCAAAAGAAAATCCTGGCAGCATCCATTATATGCACCCATTGCTAAGAGAGGTAACCCAAGAGACATACGGGTTCTTAATATTCCAGGAGCAAATCGCGCTATTGGCACACAAGCTGGGCAAGAATGTAACCCTCGACGAAGGGAATGCTTTGAGAAAGTTATTGACAAAGAAGGGCACAGGGAAAGGCGCATCGGCGAAGGATAGAATTCAAAATAAGTTTGTTGAAGGCTGTATGGAGAAGGGCATAGATAAAACGAGTGCCGAGAAGCTATGGGCTAATTTTGAGTATTTCTCCGGCTATGGCTTCAATAAGAGTCACGCGGTCTCATATTCGGTGCTAAGTTATCAGTGTGCTTGGCTATTGAATTATTATCCTTCTGAGTGGGTCGCTGCGTTTCTAGACAGAGAGCCGGAAGGCAGGAAGGAACAGGCAATTAATATTGTTAAAAAGATGGGATATGAAGTGCAGCCGATTGATATCAACATTTCTACAACTAAGTGGTCGATTGGAGAAGACGACAAGGTTTTAATCCAGCCGTTCAATTCTATAAAAGGGCTCGGGGAAGCTGCAATTAAGCAGATTATAGACAATAGACCTTTTAATTCTGCGGAAGAATTATTATTTAATGAAGAGATATCTTATTCCAAATTAAATAAAAAGGCCCTAGACGTTCTTTGTAGATGCGGCGCTCTTGATAACCTCATAGATGAAAGATTTAGTGGCGATAAGCACTTCTGGGGCGCAGTAGCCTGCGAGAGGCCTAAGAATAAGAAAAAATTCTTAAATAATATTGAAGCATTTGCGGAGCAAGGTAATTTTAGCGATGAAGAAAAAATTAGACATATTTCTGATCTAACCGGAGTATTTCCTTTTGACATTGTTGTTAATAGAGATGTACAAAGAAAGTTAGAAGAATATTGTGTTCCTGCTCTTGGAGAGTGGGACGACGACCTAGGGATTGCATGGTTCATTCCTAGAGAAATAGTTAGAAAGAAGACCAAAAACGGCAAGGACTATTGGGTAGTAAGAGCTTTAGATCCAACGTCTACCATCACTAGTATCAAGTGCTGGGGAGTTAAAAAGGATGATGAATTACACATTAATAGGCCTTATATGGCTAAGCTAGACTACGATGAGCAGTGGGGGTTTTCTACAAGATCTATCAGACATAACTTTAAATTGCTAGGATAGTGCTTTACAATAGTTACAACTATTTAAAATGAAAGAGAATACCAAGAGAGTGTTACATGGGTAGTTTCGGCAAGTTTAACGCTGGTGTTAAGTCCGGCCTAAAATCGGCTAAGTTCGGAGACATAAAAGACATTGACGTCCTCAATTGTTACGATTGTGGCATCCTGCGCTACGATGGAAATGCGGGTATATGGACTGGCACGCCGGGTAAAGCAGCCCAAAGAGGTGACTTTCATATTACTGGGGCCTTAAGGACGCTCGGCGACATATATGTTACTGGCACTGCATACTTGCAAAACACTGTTATCAAACATAAAACCCAGCTAAGTTCCTCTGGAGCGAGTACCTTTGGCGATGACTATACTGACACCCACCAATTCACGGGCTCTATGTACGTAAGTCAACACCTATATGTCGCTCAAAATGTGTCTGGCGCCCTCGCACTTAGCGCCAATGCCTTGACCGCTTCCTATTTGAAGGTCACTGGTTCTACAACGCTCGGCAACTATACTTATGTTTGGCCAAGCGCATCGGGTGACGCCAATCAAGTGCTTACTACTGATGGCAATGGAAGCCTCGAATGGGCGGCAGTGGGCGACGGCACCGATGACTTCACTAACAACGGTGACGAGCACGTTGGAAATAGGACTATTGGAAATATAACAAACTATACTCTTGGTGTCCTAACAAACAATAAACAAAGAATACATGTTACGGGTGAGGGTCAAGGTGGATTTGTTGGAGTTGGAGTTTCTGGTAGTGAAGTAACAAATATGTTGACACTGCCAAATATTCCAAACGTCTCGGGTTCGGGCAAAGCGGGTAGTTGGAGAACCTACAGTTCCAGAAGATATAAGAAAGATATTGAAACTATATCGAGCCCAATTAAAACTGTAATGAAGTTGAGAGGCGTTACCTTCCGGTGGAAGAATGGTGACGTGAATGATATAGGATTTATCGCTGAAGAGGTTGGAGCCATCCTCCCGGCTATTGTAGAATACGAAGCAAATGGTGTCGACGCTGAGAGCATGGAGTACTCTAAAGTAGGCCCATTGTTGGTTGAAGTTGTCAAAGAGCAACAAAAGATGATCAAGGGACTTGACCTGGCTTTGGTGTCTCTGAGAGACGACTTTGAATACTATAAATTACCTTGGTGGAAGAAGCTTTTTCTATGGGCGAAAAAAAAGTTAAACAAAGATAGTGAGTAATTGCACCCAGTTGGGCGAAATCGCTGTAAGGAGCACTATTTTAATGTTTAATAAGCCCTTTATTGGTACTACTTAAGAATGCCCCAGGGGAGACCTTGGGGCTTATAACTAATAAAATATTAAAATATAGGGGGATATATTTATGTCTATTATAATTTCCGGATCAGGAGTCCGTACTGGTAACAGTACAACTAAGGTTCTTGAATTCGGCACGGAAGGCACGTTGACACTCAACGGCGACCTTTCCACAACCGGCTCTGCCGGGTTTACTGCAATTACTGCTACCGGCCTTGCTTCGCTTGACGGTGGTATCAATGTCAATGACACTCTCACGGTTAGCACAGCAGGCGCTGTCGCTGGTGCAACTACCATTAATGCTTCTGGCCTTGTCACTGCTGGTTCGTTCAACGATGGAACGGCCACTTATGACGCTGGTGTGATTAGCTCTGGTGTTTCAGCTACCTTTAGTGGCCTTGTCACTGCTGGTTCACTCAACGATGGAGTGGCCACCTATGACGCTGGTGTGATTAGTTCTGGTGTTTCGGCTACCTTTAGTGGCGTTGTCACTGCTGGTGGCCTTACCATTGGTAACGCTGTTATCAACGAAGCAGAGCTAGAGACTATCGATGGTATCACTGCTGGTACGGCACTTGCCTCTAAGGCTCTTGTTGTTGACAGTAACAAGGATATCGGAACTATTC